CTCGCCAAAGCTGCACCTCTCGCCAAAGCTGCACCACTCGCCAAAGCTGCACTCCTCGCCAAAGCTGCACCCCTCGCCAAAGCTGCACTCCTCGCCAAAGCTGCACCTCTCGCCAAAGCCTTTTATTGCGGTATAATCCCCAGCAGGGCATATCTTGTGACCATACTCATCTACTTTAAAGTTGTCAAAATCCGCTTGTGTGTACTTTTTCATTGCTCTTTCCTTTCTTGTCTGTTTCCATTAAATCAAACAATCTGCCGCCGTTATCCTGTAACACCTGATAAATACCCTTTGCAAACATTTCTATAACCGCTTCTTCATTCTCAATCTCCAACCCTGCGTGCTGTTGGACACCATGTAGAATCTCATGTAATAGAGTTTGACATCGTTTTTGATGTCCGATTCCGTCTGTGGCCGATAGCTCAATCTTGCAGTTGTCATAATCAATGTGTCCATATGCAAGTTGGTTTCCATGCCGTAGATTTTCTACGTAAGAAATAGCATACTCCACGCCACCAATGCGTACGCTCTCAGGTATTTTCACTGCTCATTTCCCCCTCCGCTTCCGGACATGTCATTCGTCCCTCCAGCACCCCACAACAAGGTTGCTTACTCCCTGTATGGGTAAATCCTTTAATATCTGCCGCAGTCGGCAATTATGTTTCGCGCCGTCACAGGTAAAGCACTCGGTTTTGGTGGCGTACTCTGCAAGATCGGCCAGATCGTCATAACTCATCACCCAGTAATTCTTGTCCCGACCCGCTGCGGATTTAATGCCTATGCGGATTTCGGTTAGGTCGAGTTGTCGCCTGACGGTCAACAGCTGCTCTACAGGCACGGTATCCAGCAGCCTTGTGATAACACTTGCTATCCTGCTCTGCGCTATGCGGTAGTCCCGCCAGCACCCGGGTACGCGCTGACATAGCCTCTGATATCCTCCGGAAAACTTGTCGAGAATATTATCCAGCGCGAACAGTGCAGCGAACAATTCCCGCTCTTCAGCAGTCATTCTCTTTCGTTCCGTTGATTGCATTGATCCGATCCTCCAATCTGTCCATCTTGTCGTGCGTCCAGCCAGACCAGTCGCCGAAGATTATCTTTAACTGACCAAGCATGATTTCCACGTCGGCACATTCTTCCCTGATGTTGTCCATAGTTTCCCATGGAATCTTCATCATACCCAGCCCCTTGTTCAGTGCGACAAGCAATTCGCTCAATTCTTCTGCGGCCTTTATCGTCTGATGCATACGACCATAAGTTTTAACGGCCTTTTCCAATACCTCTACTTTGTACTCCACTTAAAATTTCCTCCTTGCGTACTCTGCCATCAATAACGCTTCTGCCATTCCATCATCATCCGTTCTGCATTTGTCCGTTCGCCTTAAGCTGATATCAGGGAACAGCCGTTTGCAGACTTCTATGCTCTGCTTTTTATCGCTACCAAGGGAAAATTCTTTTTTCCACTTCTGAGGTGGTACAAGCTGATAAGATATACCAAGCGTTTCAAGCACTCCCTCGATGTATCCCACGTTTTTTCCGAAATTAAACATCGAGGTAACACCTTGCCCCGGCATTGCGCCGACCTTTTCAACACAAGCTGTCATTGTTGTGTGCTTGCTTGCCCTTGCGAATTTAATAAACTCTTGTGCATCCCACGGTATGGCAACGGCACATTGTCCATCTTTATCTATTGCGGCAAACGCACCGCTTTTCCCGGGGTCTATTCCGATGTAAATCACTTCTCCCCCTCCATTTCCGCAGCACAGCCGGGGCAGTAGTGCAGGCCCGTTTTGTTGCCGTGCTTGTAGTAGGCGTTGCGGCTCCGCTTCTCGTAGCGGCCACAAACAGCGCAGAAAACTTGCACTTTGTTCCGGCCCTGATACCGCCTGTCTAATATCCAACGGCTTGTTTGAGGCCGTATAACGTGAGCCGGGTGTATGTCGTGTACTGCGGATATTACCTCGTCGTCCACGTCATAAAGGTTCAGCACGTTATCCACATCTTTTATCTCTACATACATATTTGTTCGTCCTCTCCTATCGCATCGAAATCTATCTCGTGTTCGTAAAACCTGAAGTGTTCGCCGTCCCACAAGAGGCTGCATTCGCCAGTCCGCCCGTTGCGGTTCTTGGCTATAATCACGGTTGCTTCCTTCTCGTCCTTGCTGGTGTCATAAACCGCCGGGCGGTAGAGAAAAAGCACCTCATCCGCGTCCTGTTCTATGGCTCCTGATTCGCGAAGGTCTGACAGCATGGGCCGGTGATCGCTGCGCTGCTCGGGGTTGCGGGAAAGCTGGCTCAGTATCAGTACAGGCACATTCAGTTCCCTTGCCATCAGCTTCACGCTCCGGCTGATCTCCGATACTTCCGTTACTCTATCACGGGTTTTCCCCCGGCCCTGTATTAAGCCCAGATAGTCTATAACCACCAGATCAAGGGCTTTTTCTTGCTGTCGTATGGCATAGCAACGAGCCTTCATTTTGTCCACGGTCAGCGCATCGTCTATGACATACAGCCTGGTCTTGCTTAACGTGTCCGCAGTTTCAGCCGCTACAGTTACCTGCTTCGGATCACCTGACTGTGCGTCAATGTCGCTGTACAATGCAGTGCTCATAACCGCTCTCCTGATGATGTCCTCCTCGTTCATTTCAAGGCTGAACGCCGCCACCACCCTATCTTGCATGGCCACATTTACGGCTATATTCATTCCGAATGAGGTCTTGCCCATAGAGGGGCGGGCTCCGATTACAGTCATATGTCCCGGCTTCAGTCCCCTCAGTTTAGTATCCAGCGCCAGGAATCCCGTCTTGAGGCCGCTGTCCTTAGCGCCTATGCTCAACACCGCCGAAAGGAACTTATCTCCTACCGGGGCTACTGTGCTGCTGCCTATAGCCCTTACTCCGTCAATGACGCTTTGGGCATCGGAGATATAGTCAGAATCCGCACCGGTTTTAATGTCGTCAAGTACCCGCTGCAATCCGGCCACAAGATGCCGTTGGCCAGAAGCAGCCATAACGCCATTGATGTAATATGCGGCATTAGCACCAGAGGGGACGGCAAGGGACAGTTTGGTGATATAGGTTATCCCACCTGCCGTTTGTAAATCAGTCCCCAGCGCATCCATCAGCGTAATGTTATCGCACGGCGTACCGTCGTGGAACATCTTTTGCATGGTGCTGAAAATGATTTGATTTTCTATTTCCCCGAAATCCTCAACACGCAGGCAACCGCAGCCCTTTTCAAAGGCTTCACGGCTTATCAGCATCGAGCCTAACAACGCTCTTTCCAGTTCTGTCGAAGTACTCACGCAAGACTTCACGCCGTTTATCCTCCATTTCCTCCGCCTGCTTCAGTGTTTTGACAGCTTCCCGTGTTTGCTCCGCCATCTTTTGGTGGTAGTCCCTCTGTTCTTCCGGCGGCGGGGGTTGGACTGCCTTTTTTGTTTTGTCGGCAGCCTGCCGTCCTTCCCATGTAATTACCTTTTGTTTCCAATTGCGGACAGGCTTGCCGTTACTGTCAATCCATGTCCTACCTTTATCATCAGGGGTATTGAAGAAGTCATAAAACCGCTTTGCATCGATCTTGCTGCCACGGCTCCGGATATACTCTGAGATTTCCTCAAATGTGGGCGGTATGAGGGGCTTGTCCCCTCTCTCTTTTTTATTGTTATTTTTATTAGCTTTATTTTTATTACCCCGCCATTTTTGCGTATCCAGTTCCGCCATTTCTGCCGTGCCTGTTCCGCCATTTTGGCGGAACTTGTTCGCCAGAAAAGTGGTCAGATTATTCTCATCGAGCCGTATAAACCGCTTCGCTGGAATGCCTTTAACTCTCGTTTCAACGAAACCCAGCATGGATAAGTTCTTCAACGCATTGCGCTGCTGTTTTTCTGATAAGGTGGTGTTGCATTGGACGTTCTCAATGGTGGAAAAGAAAAATCCATCTTCACTAACTTCGCCACGCTCTTCCCAGTACTCATATTCACTGGCAAGTTCCCCGAGCATTATCGCCTCATGAAGCCCTACAACTACTGCCAGTCGCTTGTTTACGGCAATATAGTTTTTAGTTGCTATCAAACTAAGAACGCTCATGCTCTACCTCCATCAATCAAACGGCAAATCGTCGTCCGTTATCTCCTTGAATCCTGAAATGTCCGTGGGGGGCTGCTGTTCTGCGAACCTGCGATAGATTGTAGAAAGGTCGGCTGTCACAAAATCCGCCTCAAGGAACCATCTCTTGTTTCCGTCCTTGCCCTCATAGTTACTAAGCGTACCCGACACTATGACATAATCGCCCTTTTGCAACCCGCGCCATGCGTCTGCGGCATTAAATAGCGCGTCGACATTGATTACGCCCTCCTTGTCGTAGGCTATCGCTGTGCGCATCTTGGGATACCCCTTGGAACCGAAGGTTGAAAACTCCGGGTCGCGCACCAGCTTGCCAACATACAACCTTTTTAAACCGTCTTTAATTACCATCGCGTGTATACCTTTCTCCCGGATCAGTGCCGTTACAGCCATCCACAAATGCCAGCAACGCCATTTTCTTAGTAAACTCGAAAACCTTATCAGAGAGGTTGTGTTCAATATGGAAATTGTGTAGACAATCTCCTATCGTATGTGCGGCCAGAATAATTTCTGCCAATACCACCTCTTCCTCCTGGGCTCGTATTTTGGAATTTGCCTTCCCCTTGTTTACCGTTACCTTAATCATGATCTCCTCCTTAGTTGAGCTTAATTGTTACCTTCTCGGGCTCGTCGCCCTTAATGTCCTTGATTTCTTCGACGGTCTGTAGGCCCATTAGTGCATGGGGACAATAGACACGGGCAAAGAACGCGGCAGCGCGGTACTGGAGCATTTGGTCGCCCATTGTCAGCCACTTACTGCCCTTCTTGCTTGTCCAGCCCTCGGCCTCTGCCATGGCATAATCTACTACTGTACCAGTGATTATCGCGCCGTCGCTCTTACGTGTGGCCTGAACGTAGCAGCCATAGGAAGGTGTTCCCTTCTCGCCGACAAATACAAAATTCAGAGGGCCGAAAAGTCCGGTGCCGTTTATGAGGCTGATACAAGCCTGTCCGCTCCATGCTGGACGGCCCTGAACAATATATAGCGACTGCATAACGGCCATGGGGGATACGCCCATGCGGTTAGCCATCTCACAGGCGACAAAGCAGGAATCGGGGTCATTGCGGTATGCATCGGGTACAAGTTTGCTCCGGGACATCATGCTTGCCAGCTTGACCAGCGTGTTAAGCTGTTTGGGGTCCGTTAGTGCCGTGGGCTGAATAGCTGTCTGTTCTATCGAAGCTATTGCCTGTTCTTCATTAGCTGCCTGCTTTACTTCTTCCATTACTTTTTCTTCCTCTCTTTCTTCTCAAAAATCTTGTGTATGACGTAACACGCCCGGAAAATTGTGTCATCTATAGGCATCTCAATCAGCTTATACGTGCCGTCTTTGCGCAGATGCAGACAGTACAGAGCGTCCACCTTTAAACCGTTGGCCTCGGCGATAAGCTTGTAGCCGTTAAGCTGTGCGCCCACATAGGGCTTGTGTACCGTGGCGGTAGTTTTAAGGTCTACAATGGCCTGTCCACCTTTAACCTTGCCGTACCTGTCCAGCGTTCCTGCTGCGGTCAGTGTGTCATTGTCCACGTAGCAGGCGTATTCGATCCGTGTCCACTCCGGGGCTATGTCCTTGCGAAACTGGATATAAGCCTTAATGTACGGCTCGATGTCCTTGTCAATCTCTGCCTCTCCGTACTTGTCCAGCACCTCGCAAGCCTTGTGTACCCGCTTGCCTCTGTCGGCGGCATTGTCCAGTGTATACTGCGATATGCTGGAGTACATCTCCCGCGACAGGAACCGCAGTATCTCGCTGACCGCCGGAATCTTTTTGTCGCCCACGACATACTCATGTTCGGCATCAAAAAACTTTAGTATCTGTGCCACTCCTGTTTGGCTTCCTATCTGCCCCTCTGCGGGGCTTGTGTGTTATCCATTGTAGTTATCCTCTGCGCCGTGTAAGGCGGCTTAGAAACGTATTGATACGATTAAAACTATATCCTCGTTAAGAGGTAATTGAACACTGCGGTGCAGTCCCCCGTCGCCTGTCGCTCGGCGTAACGCCTGAGCTGCCGTAAAGCCTTGTCAAAGCACTCCTGGCACATGTCGTCTTTGTCGCTCATCTGCTCCCAGCCGCGCCACTCTCCGCAAAATGTACACTGATAGGCATCTTCGAAGTCGCCATCTTCGCTGCCACAACAGGGGCAAACGTAAACGCGCTCTTCAGGATCGTCCCTTGTCGCTGGATAGACTATCTGTTTTATCGCAGACCAGGGAAATGTTTTCTCGCAGGCCGGGCAATAGGCGTAGCCATCTGCGTAATTGTCATATTCGACGTGCATTTTTGCGCCCCCGTTTTCTTCCTCTGCGTTCCCATCCGGCCACGTAGCCCAGCATCAGGAACGGCACACAGAATGTGAAGAATACTCCCCAGCTAAACATTAGTTTCATTGTTGTTCCCTCTCCTCCCCCGTTTTAGTTGCCCATCGGAATACTTGCGCACTCTCTCTTCACTCAGCCCGGTTGCCGCCCTTATCTGCTTGTTTGTATAGCCCGCCACGGCCATGTCATAGACACGTCGCTGCACTGCAATTGGCGGCTCTGGCCTTGACGGCTTGTGCTCTACACCATGATTGATTTTATCTTTGCTTTCGGGGCCTAATCCTCCGCCGTCATACGATAGGCCGTCATCTGGCAAGCGCGGAAGTTGGTCGGCTGGTATATACGGCCAACCCAACCGCAGAGCCTTGTCCATCGCGTCGCGTATCTGCTGGATACCTTTGTTCGGCCACACTTTTTTTATCTGCCCTATCGTGCGGTTGTCCCGGTGCATAAACACATACACCTCAAACGCACTGGCTCCCTCCATTGCGGCGGGTAGTTGCAGATTTGTATCCTGTGGTATGATTGCCGTTGTCATGCTGCGTAACCTCCGGCGGGAAAATAAGTTGTAAGTTCAGAATGGTCTATCCGGAACATATCGAGAATGGTATAGCAGTAATCGAGATGCCAAACGGCCCTTGCATTCATAGCGTTGTTGAGATAGGTTGTGCCGCAGCCCAGCTTCCGGGCTATATCGGCCTGTGTGTAGTCGTATTCTTTCAGAAGGCCCCGCAGCTTGGCATACGGCCTCTGCATGGGCGCATCGGTTTGTGATATGTCTATTTTTTGCATTGTCTCATCCTCCTGCGATGATATTTCCCTTTGCCACAGCCCTCCGGCAGGCGGGTGTGCGGATCAGGACGGTGTAGGTTGGTAGTTTTTTCTTTTTCATTTTTTTGGTCTCCCCATTGTTCCGCCATAGCTTTGGCTATGCCGGGAAATGTCTTGCTTCGGATTTTTGCAGTTCTTGGATCGTTCCAACTGAGTATCTTTCCATTTTCATCGGTTGCATAGTCCAATGATGCTCCTCTGCTGAATCCATTTTTATCTATCTGCCCTGGGTCAACAATGTTCGTTGGCGTTAAGAGGGGAAGATTCTTTAACCACAGACATGTGCTTTTCCTGGCGTTGTGGCCAAACTGATATGGCTGGATTATTTGGTCGGGCTTTCTGTATTCGCTGCTCATAACACCTATCGGGTTCTCTATGGCGATTTGCTCGCAATCAGCATTTACAAACTTCATAAAAAACTCAATACTTCGCTGCTGCCGGCCGTCTGCGCGTTTCTTTGCAAAGTGTCTTGCGCCGCTAGCAGCCAAATCCGTACAAGGAGGAAAGACAATTATCATATCCCACTTGCCGTCTATCCGATGCTCCACGCCATCCATGGTGGTAAACGTGCAGTCGCCGTTTAACAACGGAAGTACATCGGCTTGTATGTGCCATTCGGGATGACCGCCGGAGCACTCAAGAATATCACAGCTGTAAGCCTCATAGCCTAATGCGCGGAACGCCTTGCACACTTCCTGCGATTCTTCGCAGGCTGCTAAAACTTTCACGTTATCCCTCCCCCAGCAGGTCAACACCTATGCCGTCCGTTCATCAGCTCTAAATAGTGTGTCTTTGTTTGTTAATCGTTCGCGTTTGACACGCATAGTGTCACGCTACATCAAAAAAAATGGCCTGTACGCTTGTACCATAATAACCCGCGATTGTGATTTTGACTTCATCGCGGGGTGTTCTTTCACCACTCTCATATTTTCGCAAGGACGATGCCGTAAGCCCCATTTCAATAGCTGCTTTTTCGCTACTTATACCTTTTGTCTTGCGGCATTCGCGCAACCTACGTCCTATCTCTTCTCGCGTGGGCATGATTTTCACCTCCCATTCTTTTCTGTGTTTTAAGTATAGCACCATGACACTAAGCGTGTCAACACTATTTGTAACATTTTTTATTTACATTTGTCACTCTCTGTGTTATAGTGGTGTCGAGGTGATTTGAATGGCTTTATTTGGTAGCCGAATTAAGCGTTTGAGAAAAGAGCATGGTCATACTCAGGATGAATTAGCGAAACTTGTCGGGGTGTCAAGAAGCACAATCTCCATGGTCGAGCGCGATGAGCGTCGTCCTGATGATGAATTGCTCGAAACGATAGCCGACATATACAACGTTGATATGGATTACCTGTATGGGCGTCAAGAGGTCGAGAATCTTCATAGGCTTGTGTCCGAAAACGAGTATAAGCTTATACTGGCTTACAGAGAATTATCTCAGGAAGCCCGCGTTCTCGTCGATCATTTTGTATTATCGCAAAAATAGCTTTGAATTTTTCGGGGTCTTTTAAAGCTTCAATAAAAGCTCGTTCTTTTTCATGTTCAGTCATCTTTCTACCTCCAAACACTTGTTCTGTTTTGATAATAACACGATAGATTCAAAAAGAAAGGGGGATTTTGTATGAGAGTACCATAAGAGGGACTGCGCTCAACGATGTTGCACAAATCGTGCCTCAAATTTAATCGGCAGGGGCGATTTCTCACCCCCGCCTAAGACGGTGGAGAAGCATCGGGGAACCGTCCTGAATAAAGCATAGCATTTATACCGCTCTAATCAATACTCATAAAGAAGCGTTTCGCTAACATTCTTGTTTTTTCGCCACACATAAATGAAGAAGGTGATACCATTTGTTGTTATATGAACATTTACGCGCCATGAAGGACGCGAGTAATATGACGGCGCAGCAGATAGCGGACAAAAGTAGTGTGCCCGTTGCCACGGTAAACCGCGTGCTTCAGGGCTTGACGGAAAATCCGGGGTTCGATACGGTCTACAAGATAGTAAAGGCCATGGGCGGGAGCCTGAACGATCTGGACGAGGATAGGGTGTGTGAGCCGGAAGGATTGACGCAGTTATACGAAAGAGGGTTAGAATACAGGGAGCGGAAGATAAAGAAGCTGGAACGCACGATAATGATAATAGCGGTATTTACTTTTATTGTTATGGCGGCGGTCATAGGAATGCTGGTATATGATATGACGCATCCTAGCATTGGATGGATACAGACCGCGAGTAATGCGGTGGCAATGATATAGGGAGGGGAACAATGAGTAAGTGTGCACACTGCGGAAAAGAAGTTGAGTATGTTACTGACGGTCTATGCCCGGAATGTTCAAAGAGTTGTGATGACGCAATTAAGCTCTTAGATTACAAAGCCACAATTTTAGGTTTTATATATGTGGCTGTCAAGGCGTTGCTCGGTATTACCAACGGTCAAATGACCTTTGGGGAGGCTGTGTGCGAAACAGTTGGCACGATAATTGCCGCACAAATACTCTGCGCGATAGCTGCCCTTTTTGTAAAGCCGCTTTATGCTAAGAGCAAGCGTTACCGTATTATCGCGAGTATTGTTGCAATAGCCATTATATCTTCCGTGCTTTACGCTCGCAGTCTCAACGACAAACCGCAAGTTTCATATGACGATTATCAACAATTACTTGAGGAATATAATGAACTTTGTAAAGATTCTACTTATGTTTCCGATCAATACGATGATCTACTGCAAGATTTGAGCAATCTTTCCGACGAGGTTGAGGGCGAAGAATATTATGGATACGATGAGATAGCTGATGAGCTCGACGAAATAGTATATATCCATGAATAAATAAAGGAGCCTCGGTGCGGGAACACCAACGGCTCCGGGTGCAAAATAAGTCCTGACACGGGCTACTTTTTGCATCCTCTATTTTACCAAATAAAGGAGGATTTTACAATGAAAAAACTTAGGACGAATGAGGCGGCGTGGCTTGAGAAGTCAGGCAGATGGAGCATCAAGGTGCAGCGGGACGGCGAAAGGAAACAGTTTACCAGCTCCAAACCGGGACGCAAGGGTAAGCTGGAGGCCGAACGCAAGGCGGATGAGTGGCTCGAAAAGGGTATAGCCAAAGATCAGAGGTTTGCCGCCGCCTATGATGACTTTGTAACCGCCAAACGCCGCGAGACCGGGACGAGTTGGACAACGCAGCTTGATTCCGTTGGCCGAATCTACCTAAAGCCCTATCTGGAGCATAAAAAAGTCAGCGACATCACTACGCAGGACTGGAAAAACTGCATACTCACGGCCTATGAGCGAGGCCTCAGCCATAAGACGCTGACCAATATACGGGGCGCAATAACAAATTTCCATACCTACTGCGAGGACGCGGGGATTGAGATAGCACCGCTCCGCAAGCTCAAAGTGCCGGACGACGCGCCAACAAGAGAAAAAACTATCCTGCAACCCGATGACCTTAAAACCCTGTTTGGCTGCGATACGCTCAAATGGCGGGGACAAGATAGTAAGTGTTGGTACATCAACGCATGGCGGCTGATGGTGATACTGGGCTTGCGGCGCGGTGAACTGTGCGGCTTGCAGCGTGGCGATGTGCAGGACGGCAAACTGTACATACGCCGAGCAGTCAACCGTTACGGCGAGATAACCAAGGGCAAAACCAAGGCGGCGCAAAGGTGTATTACCTTACCGGCTCACGCCCTGTATATCCTTGACGAGCAGGCGGCACTGCTTCGGGCGGCGGGTATAGTGTCCGCCTGGTTGTTCCCCGACGGGGACGGGCGCGTATCAGATCCCGACAACCTCTACAAAAGGTGGAAATCCTACGCCAACCAGCATGGGATAAGGTCAAGTCTGCACGAGCTCAGGCACACTCACATTAGCCTGATGCAGGACGAGATGCCGGAAAACCTGCTCAAACGTATTGTTGGACACACCAAAACCATGGACACCTTCGGTGTTTACGGTCACGAGGTAGACGGCGAGGCGGCAAAGGCGGCGCGGATAATTGACAGGGTTTTTGACGGACTGATTTAAGCAGCAAAAAAGTGGGTACTTTGGTGGGTACTCTGGAAATAACAAACGCCTGAATTATTAGAGATTCAGGCGTTTTTGGTGGTAGGGTATGCGGGGTTTTCATCCGACCCCATTTACCTTTTTGAGCGTCAACCGTTTGCGTTTTCCCATCAATTTAGGGGATTTTTTGCTCCGTGGCGTGTGCCGCAAACATACAAAAATATAATCAAGTGGGTACAAAGTGGGTACAACGGCGGCCCATTGCTGTTATATCAGTATCCCCAACCTTTCGGCCAGCAGCTCCCGCCGCGCCTGCGGTATCGGTTTGACCCCGGCGCACCACGAATGCACTGCGGCCTTGCTTACCTCGCAAGCCTCGGCTGCCTGCTCCAACGTCAGGCTGCGGGCCTTGAGCTGATCCCGCAAATACTCGCCGTCGCTGAGCACGGGAGCACACCGGCCCTGCATATATGCAAGCTCCCACATGCCTTGCTGGTTGAGCGGCAGCGCGTGGTCGTCCTCGGTTATATCCTCCGCGCCTTGCAGCGCGTCCCGTATGGCTCTATCGACCTCCGGGGTGAGTTTGCGGTTAATAATCATATACCGCAAGCCCTCACCTAGCCCACGGATGGGCCACATATTAGCTGTCTGCACCCGACAGTGCGCCCCGATGATGCCGGGGAGCTGCGCCGCCATTATACCATACGCCCGGCCCAGGGCCTTAACCGTGTTGTCTGTCATGTTTCGCATCCTCCTTTTTGCCGCCGGGCTTGTGACCGGCCTGCCGCATTACCGCCCTTGCGGGCGTCACTCTGCGTTACTTGTATATCTTGACCGTCTCCCAACCGTCTATCGCGGCAGTAGTATTTAGCTCCTTTACGGGCAAGCGCTTGATTACGGCTATACCCTGATTGATGATGCATTCATACTCGTAACGGTAGGTTCTGGTGTCTACTGTCAATTCCTTCTTTACACGGTTTTCAAATGCTTTAGTCATTGCTTTTATCTCCTCTCTTGTTATGTCTGTATTGTACATCGCAAAGGTTTATCTGTCAACCTATTTGGTATACTTACGTAAAAAATAAGGCAATCGCCTAAAATAATAATGCCGGAATCGTTCTTGCAAACATGAGTCGGTCGGTATTATAATAGGTAGGCAAACTCCGGGAAATAATCCGATATTTCCCAATTTGCGCAACTCACATATTAAAATCTGTGGTATAATAACTACCGTGAAAAGCCGTAAGGGTAAGACCTGCGGCTATTTTTTATGCCAAGAATAAGCCAAGAAAGGGGGTTAAGCCCATGAGCAAACGAGCATTTACAAGCCCGGAGGAGCTATCCAAACTCGTCGATAAGTATTTTGACCAGTGCGCAGCAACCAGAGACACGAGACAGCTCAAATCCGGTGATATCAGGGTGAGGCAAAACCTCCCGTCTATCGTTGGATTAGCCGTGTATCTGGGTATAGCTAAATCCACACTATTACTGTACGCTGAGGGCAAATATGATATAGATACTACTAAGGGTGATAATAGTAATGGTTGTGGAGATATACAGAATTACTCGACTGTCCTCGCCCGCGCGCGCGACCGCATCGAGCTGGAGACCCTTAACGCCGCCAGCAATGGAGATACCGACAGCCGCATAACTCTGGCCAGATTGGCTAAATTCGGGTACAGTACCAAGATCGAGCAGGACACCAAGGCGGAGCTGACTGTCAAATGGGAGGGCGTGGACACCTCGGACATAGAGGCGTGGGGTAGATAGCCCCACAACCTCACGCCTAAAATGTGCCTGACTGCCTGGGCAAATCGGCATTAGTCCGGATTGTTGCACCCACATTTGCACCCAGTCCAGCCGATCCGGGGCCGTGATGCCGAGCCGATGGGCATATACGGAGGGGGGCGCGTTGCATTTTTTTTGCGCGGCAAAATCCAAAATGGCAGCCAAAAACCGGGAGCACTCCCCCCGATGTCGGGTACCCCCGCCGCCACCACACACATATATATATCGGAGAGGGGGGAGATATATCCACTCCTTCCTGTCTGTCAAAAATCTGGTAAAACCTAGTTGAATAATACTAAACATAACTATTAGTTAAGCCTGTGATTAAATATCATGGGCTTTTTGTATTGGAGGGACACATGGCAGAACAAGATACCATGACAACGATTTATGAGGGACTAAGCATTAAACCCTCGCCCGGTGACAGTGCAAGCGACCTTGTATCTGCCATACAGAGCCTATACGATGAGTACAAAACGGCCTATAGGGACGAATGGGACAGGCTCACGGCAAACGAGAAGATGTATCACGGCGACCACTGGTCAGATACTGGTTCGGGCAGTAACGAGCCACAGCCCGTCATGCCTATCATTTTCTCGACAGTAGAGAACATACAGGCTGACCTGATGGACGAATACCCGGAAGCTGTTATAACGCCCGAAAGTTCCAACGATGAAAAGATAGGCAAGATATTGACCCGCGTTGTAGCGCAAAATCACGAGGCTTGCGATTACTTATATGAGTACAACGACCTGATTCACGACTTATTGGTTGGCGGATACATGATTCAGGAAGTGGGCTGGGACCCGACACTGAACTATGGCTTTGGCGGCGCTTACATACGCTGCGTATCCAACAAGAACATCATGTTTGACCCCCTGTGCGCCAACATACAGGATGGCAGAGCAGTATTCAAGATAGAAAGACTGCCAACCTCATGGTTCAAGCAGCATTACCCCGATTATGCCGATCATTTCAGTGGCGGCAGCGACCTCGTACCCGACGATCATTTCACCTTCGGCACAGAGATAGAGAGCAAAGAAACGAACTACATGATACTGCTTGAAGCGTGGATACGTACTTACGATGCAGAAAATCACAAATATTCAGTACATATGCTTCAGATTGCCGGAGGCCAGCTGCTTGAAAACAGCTATATCGAGAAGCCCGAAGGTTACTTCATGCATGGCATGTACCCCTTTGTCTGCACGCCTTTGTATAAAATCAAGGGTTCGCCGTTTGGTTACGGCATAGTGGACATGTTCAAGAACCCGCAACAGTATTCGGATAAGATCAATCAGATACTTCTTAAAAATGCCCTTACAGCAGGAACCAACAGGATTCTGGTGCAGAAGGGTTCAGCCGACCTTGACGAGATACGCGACTTTTCAAAGCAGATTATTGAAGTCTCTAATGTTGGCGGCATTACGTGGTTCCAAGACCGGCCTCTCCCCGCTTTCCTGATGAACTACATGATAAACATGCAGAACAGTATCAAGGAGGAAGCAGGCTCCAACGACTTTTCACGCGGCAACACTACTGGTGGCGTAACAGCGGCATCGGCTATTACTGCCCTGATGGACGCTTCTTCCAAGCGTTCAAGGAAAGAAGCGCAGGTCATACACAACGGATTCGCCCAGGCTGTACGCATGGAGTTGGAGGTCGAGAGGGAATTTGAAACGGAGACCCGGACTGTGGAGATCACCGTCATGGGCGAAAAGCAAAGCCTGTCCGTTCAGGAGGGCTTCTTCAAGGACGTGCAAAACGGTTACGATAGGTTGCCTGTTGAATTCCGTGTGAGCATCAAGCCGGCAAGGGAAAGCCGCTTTACCAAGCTGAGCAATAACGAGCTTATACTCCAGATAATGACGATGTATCAGGGCAGGACGATAAACCCCGCAATCCTCATGGAGGCAATGGACTTTGAGGGCAAGGACATCGTACTTGAAAAACTCAAGGCCTCGCAGCAGCAGAGCATTGAGGTATTACAGGGCCAGCTTGCAGAAGCCCAGGGGCAAAACGAGCAGCTATCGGCGGAAAACGCCTCCATGAGCAACGCCGTCAATGAGATGCAAATGTCCATGGGCGGAGGGCAACCCCAGGCACCGCTTAATATGCAAGACGTAAGGGCAGATACCTTTTAACACGCAAATAAAAATTCGGGGCTGTATGGATGTGTCAGGGTAGTACAGCGTGGCCGCCTGGCGGGAAGCGGTATTTTGAGTTGGATATTCCGGCTCTTTTTTTTGTTTCAAATTGGCGTCGCCGGCCATAAAGGGCGCGTGCCGAAGCAAAAGGCACCAGGGAGAAAACCATGTACGAAGAAATCACGGGCGTAAATGAAGCCGCCGTCGAGGAAACGCCTATTCAGGCCGCCGCTGAACAGGACGACGATGTAGTTACCGTTGCCGATCTCATGGGTGATGAGCCGGAAGATCAGGCAGAGGCTCAGGAGGAACAGGGCGAACAGCAGCAGGAGGAGGACACTCCCGAAGCTCAAAATGGTGCCGCCGACCAGCCTGAGCCAGAACCCCGACACAACAATGCCAGAGAGCGCGAGAACAACGCTTTCGCAAAGAGACTGGCCGCTGAAAAGCGCAAGATGGAAGCTGACCCGGTGTACAAGCTGGGCCGTGAGCTTGCCGCCCGTTATGGCGGTGATGCTGCTAAGGCAATGACCGAAATGCGCAAACAGCAGGCACAGGAGCTTGCACAAGACCCCGTGAAGCTGGCTGAGTACATGCTTAACCAGCGTGACAACGTTGTGCCGGAACATGAACCCGATGAAACAGCGGGCGCTTTGTATGAGACCGACCAGCAGAAGGCCAATCGTATTGTTGCTGACCTTCGCAATGTGCTGGGCGACGGCGCAGATTTGCGCTCATACATAGAAGCTGACCCTGATTTTATGCAGAACTGTGACGAGTTCGGAGCGGCGGCAGCCGTGAAGATGGCCAACAGGGCCCGTGCCGCAGCCGCGAAGAACCAGACCATTGCGAACAAGCTTGCGAAGAACCGCAGCCTGCCGCAGCCTATACGCCCCTCCAACAACGCGCAGACAAAAGCCCCCGACTTTTCGCAGATGTCCGACAAAGACTTTGCGGCATTCGAGGCAAAAATCAAGAAAGCGCAGATGGACGGGAAAAAAGTAAGACTTGAATGATAAGGAGATTTTAAGATTATGGCAACCATGGTAACTACCACCTCTGGCCTTTCCCCTACTATGCAGTCCTATTACGACAGGAAGATGCTCGAATGGGCTAAGACGCAGTTTGTATATGCGAACTATGCCCAGAAGCGCAGCATTCCCAAGAACAACGGCAAGACCGTTCAGTTCCGTCGTTGGACTTTGTTCACTCCCAGCGCCACCACTCAGGCACTGACCGAAGGCACCACTCCTACCGCACAGAACCTTGCAATGACAGCCATCACCGCGACCGTAAAGCAGTACGGCGCATATGTCGAGGTGTCTGATCTTCTCGACCTGACCGCGATAGACAACGTAATTTCCGATTCCTCAGAGCTTCTGGGTGAACAGCTCGGCAACGTGGCGGATATGATTGTCCGTGACGCTATGGCGACTACCACCAACGTACAGTACGCCGGAAGCAAGACCAGCGACAATGACATAACCGCCGCCGTAAAACTGACCGTTGACGAGATACGCAAGGCGGTTCGCACCCTAAAGAAGGCCAAGGCGCGCAAGTTCACCCGCAAGGGCGGCAGACCTCATTATGTCTGCATCGTTGACCCCGATTCCGTCTATGACCTCCAGAGCGATTCCCTCTGGCAGGACGTATCCAAGTACAGCAACGCAGAACAGATATATGACGGTGAACTGGGCAAGATGTTCGGCGTGGTGTTCGTTGAAACCACCAACGGTTATGTAAAGAACAACACCGCTACCACCGCCTACGGCGTACACCAGACCTTTGTATTCGGCGCTGATGCCTATGGCACCGTCGATGTATCCGGGCAGGGCGCAATCAAGGCTATCGTAAAGCCCCACGGTTCCGCCGGTACTGCTGACCCCCTCGACCAGAGGGCAACTGTCGGCGCGAAAATCACGGCCTTTACCGCCTGTGTCCTCAATGACGACTGGCTTGTATCTATCCATCACGGCGTAAGCGCGTAAACCAAAACCAGACCGGGGGTGTATCTGTTGCACCCCCTTATTTTTTTGAAGGAGAATTATAATTATGGCAATCGTAAAGAAAGACAAAAGCATGAAAGAAATACTGGACGAGCAGCCCAAAGTCCCTTACACTATCCCATTTAACGACGCTGACGACATACATATGACCGCCGTAACCATAAACGGCTACCGGTACGAGATAATACACGGCGAAAAAGTCATGATACCCGAGTCCATAGCGGAAATACTGAACAACAGCAATGAGGGTCTGCGCAGGATAAATCAGGAATACCATGACATGACCATTGGCGGCGGCAGGAACATCACCGGCATGACAGCCGACAAGGAGTAAAGCACCATGGCGGCGGCAGATAAAAAGTCGCTGACGCTTGAAGGAACGCCAAACCCCAAGCAAGCTGAATTTTTCAAATCCCGGGCAAGGCACACTTGCTACGGCGGCGCGAGAGGCGGCGGGAAGAGCTGGGCTATGCGGCGAAAAGCTGTGCTGCTTGCCCTCAATTATCCCGATCTGAATATTCTTATACTGCGCCGAACACTTTCCGAATTGAGGGTGAACATTGTTGAGCCCCTTATGAAGGAGCTGTACGGCTTTGCGGAATACAACGTTACAGAGCGAGTATTTCGCTTCCCCAACGGCTCTAAAATTCGAATGGGCTTTTGTGACAGCGAGGCCGATGTATACCAGTACCAAGGCCATGAATACGACGTGATATGTCTGGAAGAAGCAACGCACTTTACTGAAACGCAGATGCAGTTTCTGACTACCTGTAACCGTAACGTCCGCACAGACATTACGCCGAGAATGTACTATACTTGCAACCCTGGCGGCGTAGGCCACGCATGGGTGAAACGGCTTTTTATCGACCGCGAATATCGTTCCGGCGAAAAGCCCGAAAACTATGCATTCATTCCGGCGAGGGTTTACGACAACGTAATCCTTATGGATTCTGACCCTGATTATGTCCATATGTTGGAAGCCCTTCCCGAAGGCCAGCGCAGGGCATATCTTGAAGGCGATTGGGACGTAGTAGAAGGGCAGTTTTTCAAGGAGTGGCGCAAGGAAAAGCACGTTATCGAGCCATTTAATATCCCGTCACATTGGCGCTGTTTCCGTTCAATGGACTGGGGTTATAACGACCCGTGCTGTGTTTTGTGGCTTGCCGTATCCCCCGACAGGCGCATATTCGTTTTTGACGAGTATTACCAAGACCAGCGGCTTGTGAACGATGTGGCACACACCATTCGCGAAAAGACCGGCACACGCAAGATTGATTATACTGTAGGTTCCCCTGATATGTGGCAACACAGGGGAATGACGAATATGACAAGGAAAGGTTTTTCCGGCGAAAGCATAGCTGAAAGCCTGATCCTGTCCGGCGTTCCGGTAATGCCTGCCGACAACTCCCGCATGGTAGGCTGGCAGCGCGTCCGTGAGTTTCTTGGAGACGCACCAGACGGCAAGCCGTGGCTGCAAGTGTTTTCAAACTGCCGCAATCTCATTAAGTATATGCCGCAAATGCAGTATGACCCCAACGACCATGAGGACGCTTTGGACGGCGACGACCACGCCCCGGAAGCTTTGCGCTATGGGCTTATGTCACGCCCCTCCCCTGCCTCCATACAGCGGGAACGGCAACGCAAGATCATAGACCTGACAGACCCGTTTGTTGAACTGCCGCGTCGTAAAGCAAGCGGTTTTTTGAGTTTATAAGGAGAATATCACATGACCCTCAACGATATTATATACGCTGCTCTAAGGCAGCTTGAACGCGGCACAGACGCGCAGACCGTTGACAAATTCCGCCGCGTGTTCACCGATTATGCAAACAGCGGGCAGCGCCGCCTTGCCAATCGCTTCAAAGTAACGCGGCTTGAAACCATTACGCTGGATGACAAAGGCCGGTTCAATGTGGATTCGCTGGAACGCTCTTGTGTGCTGATAGAGAAAATAACCGACGGAAACGGTGCTGCGTTGTCATGGGACGAGATAGTGACCGGGCTTATCGAAGTGACCAACGGCGCGAATGCCGATGTCAACGTGTACTATCGGTATATGCCCCGCGAGATGTCCTCCCCTACCGATGTTCCGGAGCTTCCCTCTTATATGCACAGCGCTATCCCCTATTATGTTGTTGGCTGTCAGCGCTGCGGTTCAGATGCAGATACACAGGCCACGGCAGGAGCGCACTTCGACTTGTTCAACCGCGAGGTGTCCGACATATATTCCCAGCACTACGCATCTAAGGACGCATATACCTTAAAAAACATGGGGTGGTAACATGGCTGATATTTATAACATAGGCGAGTTTTTAGGCATAGCCCAGCACCGGGACGGCTCCCTGCTGAATACGGGAACGGCCATCGATGCCCGCAACATGGACACGTCCGATGGCAATCTCTCTGTGGCCAAGGGGTATGTGCGTAAATCCGGCAATGCCATTCCTTCTTCTGCTGGGCAGATACTGCGTATAATCCCTGTGGACGAGAGCAACATACTTGCCGTTACCCAGAACAGCATATACCACGGCACATACGACACATGGAACCTCACTCCCATATACACCTTTGAAACAACCCTGCCTGTAACCTGCCAAATAGGCTATGCACTGGGCAAGATCAATACCACAAATGTTGTCGTCATAGGCACTGGCAAAACGCAGCTTATCAAGGTCAACATGGGAGATACCGTCACCGCAGAGATATTCGGTTCCGGCCTGTACATCTTTGAAACCACCGTTTCTGCATACGATTCAGCCACAAAAATAGTTACTCTTGCCGATGCAATGTCGCAGGAGATACAGCAAAAGTTCGTCGTGGAAAAAGGAGTGTATATCGATGGCAGGTTCCGCGAGGCGGAGGTCACGACGGCTACCACAATAACGCTTAAAGCCTCCCCCGCTATAGCCCCGGCAGTCGGCAATACGGTAAAGCTCCGTGGTGGTGCTTCTGACGCGCACTGTAATTTCGTATGTATGCACAATGGCCGCCTGTTTGCTGCCGGCGACCCTGACGCGCCTAACCGCCTTTACTGGTCAACAATACCGGGTGATGGCAGGACTATTGAACACTGGCTTGCTATTGAATCCTCCGTTGATTTATCCGGCGGATATGTGGAAGTTGGAGATACAACCGCAGACCCCATAATCGGCATATGCGAGCTGTCAACACAGATACTCATATTCAAGCGGTACAGCATATATCGCTTGTACGGCGACAGGCCCAGTTATTACACCGTGGAGCGTGTAGAGAAATTTACCGAGAACATGAGCAATGCGGGAGTAGCCGTCAAGACCGATATACCGTACTGGCTCACCAAGAGCGGTATTAAGCTGTTTAACGGCGCGGATATGCAATTGCTTGATGGCGGTCAAAACTACCTTTGCAGCTTCATTGATACCATTAAAACGGTATCACAGAGCAAGGCGTTCACAGCTAATGGCAAACTGTATTTTACTTGCCGCGTTGGCAGCACCGGAACATATGACGATTCCGTTATAGTGTATGATACCGTCAATGGCACTTATATGGTACGGGACGGCTTCAAGATAGCTGACATGTGCGCTTTTGAAAATACTATCTATCTCATAAACGATACGGGCTATCTGTACGAATTTGATAAAGGCGAAAAGTATGACGGGCAGGCTATATCGGCATATTGGCAGACGCAGCCGACAGACCTAACGCTGAAGTACGTCAACAAACAGTTAAAGGAAGTGTATTTCCGAGCTGGCAACGTAGGTTCTGTAATAATTCTTGAAACATTTAACGGCAATTCCCGCAACAGGGAACGCCGCGTGATTCAGAACGACGATATGATTGATTTGCCCATGAATAACCAGCCCTGCCGCCGGTTCAGCATTAAGCTATCCAACGAAGCAGGCAGCCATTTTACCATATACGGCGGTATTCAAATCCAATATGAAGGGAAGATGCGTCCAGTATGATGCAAAGAGGATTACAGATCATTAAACTACCCTCCCCAAAGAATCTGAGCATTGAGGAAAAGACCGTGTACGACAAGCAGTCCGAATGGATAAACCAGAATTTTAAGACGATATTTGATGGCGTTGACGAGCTGAAAACAGCAGTCACGAGCCAAGAACAACTTAATGCCACGCTTGCACAGGTTCAGGAATCTCTCACCGATATAAACAAGAAGCTGGATGAGCTGAACGGAGGCAGTTAATGGAAACGATATACAAGACATTTGATGTAGCGTTGGAGTTAAAACAGACATCTACCAACGCCCCCTTTTATGTCATTGAGGGCGACAACGGCAACAAGATAAGAATTACCGTCACGGACGGCGGTTCTGCCGTTGCCCTGACTGACTGCCGTGTTATCGCCGTGTTCTCAAAGTCCAGCGGTACGTCCATGCAGGACAGCGCCGAGGCTGGCGGCGGCGTGACTATTGGCGGCACATATAACAATGAAGTGACCGTTGCTCTTCGCCCCGCCTCCATTGCCCCCGGACAGGTGGAATGCGAATTGCAGATTTATTCTGACGAGAACAAGACAACCCTTATAACCACGGCAAAATTCAACTTTGAGTGCCAGCGGGCTATTTTTAACGAAAATACCGCCATGGCTACAAACGAATATCCTCTGCTTGTGTCCCTGATTTCAGTGTGCAACGGCATAGTTGCGGCGGAAGAACTGCGTGTTACTGCCGAAGCTTCCCGTGTCTCTGCCGAGGGCGAAAGGGCAGCAGCCGAGGCGGCGCGAGAAACAGCCGAGGGCGAAAGGGTTAAAGCGGAAGAAGCGCGGGAAGCTGCTGAAACCGCAAGGGTATCCGCTGAATCATCCCGTGTTGCGACTGAACAAGACCGAAAAGCCGCCGAACAGAGCCGCGTTACTTCCGAGACTGTGAGAGCCAGTGCGGAGGCAGCCCGCGAGACAGCCGAGAGTGAAAGAAAAACCGCAGAGACAGCGCGGACTTCCGCCGAGGCATCCCGCGTAACGGCTGAGCAAGGGCGTGTCAGCGCTGAAAATACCCGCGTATCACAGGAGCAGGAACGGCAAGCGGAGATACTGAAAATTGCTGGTATGACCGTTGAAGTTACCACGCTTGCGGCTGGCGCACAAGCCACGGCTGAATTGGTAGAATCCGGCGGGCACAAGGTATTAAAGCTTGGCCTACCGAAAGGGCAGGACGGTTCCGGCACTGGCGATATGTCGAAGTCTGTTTACGATGCGAACGGTAACGGCGTAGTAGACAACGCCGAAAATCTGGGAGGCCATGCTGCCTCTTACTTCTCCCCTGCTACCCATAACCATGATGGCGTGTATCAGCCCGCCGGCACCTATGCGGCCCCGGCGAAAGCAAAGATAGTGTCTCTCACTATAGCGAACTGGACGGGAACAGAAGCACCATTTCAGCAGACTGTTTCCATAGAGGGCGCAACGGATACCAATATAAAAGTAATATCCCCTGCTCCTGCAAGTATTGATGAGTACGCCAGTTGCGGGGTTAAAGCTACCACAGAGGGAACTGGTACAATCACCTTTGCTTGTGCAGTTGTTCCTGAAAATGCTCTTACTGTTAATGTTGTGATACTGGGGTGATAATATGATACTTAATATGCTATATGCCGGTGTCTCATCTAATAACAATAATAATATTACATTCAGTTATACAGGTAACTGTACAATCGAAAATAATATTATTAGATTCCTAACTTCAGGTATTCTCAAATTTACAAAAGATACAGTCGCTGATGTTTTTATTGTAGGAGGCGGCGGCGGTGGTGGTACATGCCAGAGTCGTTATGTATCTGGTAGTAATATTGATTCTACTGTTACTGCCGCTGGTGGCGGTGGTGGCGGTGGCTATACTCGAACTGAACTAAATATTCAATTTGGGAAAAATGTTGAAAATACTGTCTCTATTGGCGCAGGTGGCGCACCTGCCGCTCAGGGAGGAGCAACCTCTATAGGTATTATCTCCGTAGAAGGTGGTTTCCCCGGTGGCCAAGGACGCGCTGATTCATTTACAGTTACTGGTGCTGGTGGCAACGGTGGTTCCGGTGGTGGAGTTGGATATGGCTATCAATCCAGAAGTGATTCTTATATAGTGTATAATTCCGTTGGTGGTGTTGATGGTGCCAATGGTGCATCGGCAAACAATACTAACTATGTTAGCCCGGGCAAGCCGGGTGTAGGACAAGGTAAAACAACTCGTTTGTTTGGTAAAACTGATGGTGAATTGTTTGCTTCAGGTGGCGCTGGTGGTAGTCAGGGATGGAACCCAAATACTGTAACAGACGCAGCTGATAATACTGGTAATGGCGGGGATGGTGGGCATGTAAACCATCTTAAGGGCGCTTTAGGTGGGTCAGGTATAGCGTTCTTACGGTTCCCTGAAGGTGCTGTTCTCATCCGTAATCTCGTGTAAATTAAAGGAGCAGACTATGAATTATGCAATAATCAAAAATGGGATTGTGGTTAATATAATATGGCTGCTCGATACTAATTCACAAGACTTTCCTACAGCAGTAAAAATACAAGGTCTTTTTGTTAGTATAGGCGATACATATAATATAGAAGAAAATAGGTTTTATCATAATGGAGAATCTATTGATAGTGTGCAAGAGCAGTTGATTGATGCTCAAGGCGCATTAGGACTCTTGGGTTATACAGATGGGGAGGCTGCTAATGGGTAAGTATACGGACTGGGCTGTTCAGAAGAAAGCCGAATTAACTGCTCAAGTTACTCGACTAATAGAATTAGAAGCACAGAGCAATGAAATAGTTGACATACTAACAGCGGCGCGGGAAGGACTCATCCCTACTCCAACGCAGGGCGCACCGTGGAATGCTGAGACCCGCTATATAGCCGGGGATACGGTTGAAGGCTATGTTGCCCTCAAATACAGCCGCAACAAGCCCCCTGCCGCAAACCTCGGCACATATTGGGCGGTGCAGACCGTGACCTATCCCGCGTGGAGCGACATCGAGGACGGCACGGTGATTGAGGTAGACACCATAGTTACCTACAACGGCAAAACGTGGCAATGCACCGAGCAGCACATCAAGTCCACCGTCTACAAGCCCAAGACGGGAAGCTCCAAATGGAGCGAATACACGGATTAAGGAGCCGCACGGCTCTTTTCTCATAATTAAAAAACAAAAATAAAGAAAGGAAAAAAACAAAATGAAGAAACTCACTTGTATCCTCGCGGTAATGCTCATGCTGTGCCTTTGCACCATAGCCTACGCCGCAGACCCCGTAACTCTGGATATAACCGCGCTGGACTACCAGACCGGCAAGGCGGTATCCAAAACCTATGTCAACAACGAGCTTTTCCTACTCAAGGTTGACCTGGGCATACCCCGGTTTTACGATCTGACCAATATGGAGCTTATAATCGACCTGGACGGGGTGGAACTGGACGCGAACGACCTGAGATTGGAGGCTGGCACATATTACCTGAGCGGCATAGTTACCGACCAGCCCGCCGCCCTCCGCGTCACCGTCAAGGACAGGGCATATGACAACGCCACCACGGCCGAAGAACTCTACAACGCCCTGCAAAAAAACAGGACTGTGAGCAAGACTTATTATTTTAACGCCGCACAGCCCGCCGAACAGCCCATTGCAAAAAATCCCGTGGTGATACCCAAGACCGGCGGCGCCTCCGTCCTCGCATATGCGGTATCCATAGCCCTGATAGGGTTCGGCCTCGCGGTAGCAGGTAAACGCAGATGACACTGGTACAACAGTTTTTATCCTACCTCGACGAGCACATCGGGGACGCTTACGTCTGGGGCGCAAGGGGACAGTGCCTTACCGATATGAGCGATCCCGAAAAGTGGATACGGAATAAGGAGACATCGAGCACCAACGCTGAGCGGGCCATAAGGTACATGAAAAATGCCGGGAAACGCCCTCTGTATGCCTTTGACTGCTCCGGCCTTATATGCGGCTTCCTTATGGCCAAGGGACTTTCAGGACGTGTAAACTCACGTACCATGTACGCCAAGAGCAAGCGCATACACCGGGACGAGCTTCAGCCCGGCGACCTTGTATTTCGCTACCGGGACAAGGACAAATCCGGCGGCGGAACGTACAAATACATCTACCATGTAGGTGTATACGTCGGCAACGATAAGGTCATAGAGAGCAAGGGCAGAGACGACGGCGTGGTGCTTCGGGGGATCAACGCCTCCGGCCCCGCCTATTGGAACGAATACGGACGCTGGGACATAATCAGCGGCGACGCAAAGGAAGATGCACCAAAGGAGGAAACACCTGCTGTGGCAAAGAAAATCGAGTTGACTACCCCCATGATGCGGGGAGACGACATCAAAGCCTTGCAGACCGCCCTTAACGCTCTGGGCTATGACGCGGGGGACGCGGACGGCATAGCGGGCAAAAACACCATTGCGGCCATACGGGCGTTTTGCCAGGCACACAGTATGACACCGACAGAGCTGCCGGACGTGCTACAGGCTACCGTATCCGTGGACGGCAAAATCTATGTAGGCACACTAAAAAAATAAGGAGGAGCACCCATGACCAAAGAATGGATATGGGCAATAGTAACGGGACTGAGCGGCATTTTGCTGGGCTGGCTGGCTCACATAAAAACCGCAAGGAAGGACGCGGTTGACGCGGCGACACGCGACACCGCCATTGACACCGCGCTCAAATCGGACGTGGACTACATCAAGCGCGGCGTGGACGATATCAAACTCGATATGCGGGCGCAGGCCACCAAAATTGAGGACATAGACCTCCGCGTGGCTCGTGTGGAAGAAAGCGCGAAAAGCGCCCACCACCGGCTGGACAGGCTTGAAGCACACAACAATTAAAGGAGGAAAAAACATGAAACTCTCGAACAAGGTATACGACATTCTCAAGGCAATCGCCCTGATCTGGCTCCCCGCCATAGGCACCCTCTATTTTGCCCTTGCGGGCATCTGGAACCTTCCCTATCCCGAAGAGATAGTTGGCACCATCACCGCCGTTGACACGTTCCTCGGCGCGGTACTGGGCATATCCTCGGCAAACTACAACAAACAGTAGCCCCCGGACGGGAATCCCTTTCAATAGCCCCCGGCAAACGTCGGGGGCAAATCTTGTATAAAGGAGGTGTAGGCTTTTGGAGAAGCGGCCTCTTATTATATGGACAAGACCCTGCTCAATTCCCGCCCCCGGTCAGAGTGGGAAGCACTCATACACGAATGGATACATAACGAAAAAGACCGCTGGCTGATAACCCGCCGCCTTTTAGACGGGGTGCCATACGACGCTCTGACGGGCGAGTACCAGCTTAAATTTGAAATACCCCTTGAATATGACCAGATACGCAGGCGGTGCAAGGCCGCCGAAAAACAACTGATAAAACACTGCCATATGCCCTCGTAGGAATCGGCTTTATGCGCGACAATATAAGCAACAGGAGCGCGCCTGATTACATTTCGGAGGAAAAAAACTATGGCAGAATACGCATCTCAGGGAGTGGGCACCGCTGGCCTCGTAACCGGCATAATCGGTTCGGCTGGCTGGCTGCTCAACGGCGGCCTTACCGACTTTGGCCTCGGTAGGAACGGCAGGAACGGCGACAGCGACGAAAAGCCCGTATCCCGCTATGAACTGTCGCTTGTGCAGGAGAACGCCATTCTCAAAGCACAGGCGGACATAGACAAGAAGCTCGTTGAGGTTTACAACGCCATCAACGACAAGGCCAACGGCATGCGCGACGCGTTCAACGCTTTCGAGAAAGAACAGCTCGTGTACAACGGCGTAAACACCGCGACAATCGGATGTATGCAGCAGAACATTCAAGCCCTGCTTGCCATGACCAAGATGGTCATACCCAACAGCTCCGTATGCCCCGGCTGGGGTAACGCGACTGTCACGGTAAGCACCGGCACGGCTACGACCTAAAGGGGCGGGCAACTGCCCCTATCTCAGTAAGGAGGAAACATGATTACGCTGCAACGTTTCAAGACCGGCCTTGCCCGGTATGCCGATACCGAGCTCGTGCCGAAGCTGGAAGGCTGGAAGAAGATAGCTTTCGGCGCGGGGGCTTCACTCATGCTGTCAGCCCCGGACGAAAAACTGTTGAAACTGCTGCATTCCCCCGCAATATCCATGATGGGCATTGTGGACGAGCAGGACAATATAGACATTGACGCTCTGTATAAAGCTGTCGTTCCGCAGTTTGAGAGCAAACAGCGGCTTCCCCTGCCTCTGGTTGGAGATTTTACCTTTGACCGTAGCGACATTGAAACGCTGTACCGCTTCATGACAGACTGAAAATGAGTAAGTTTTTAGAAATGATAGACTGCATCTCGCGCAAAGGCCGGAACATAGACGAAGTTACCGCCGTACTGGATGACGCTATGGGCATAATTAAAGACCGCATGCCCGACCTGTACCACGAAACCATACACCAGCTTGCGGCCATAGCTTACGCCATAACCCCAGAGGAAGCGCGGGACAAGGTACGCTCCATGCGTCCTTACGGCCAGAAGTGGGATTATGATACCGTCAAAGCATTCCTTGCCGCGAAGGGCATCAACAACGACGTATGCAAATACTACCTCTGCATGAATATGGCCTACAACGACTACTACAAGACGGCGGAGAGCGTGGGGAAGGGCGAAGATCCCGAATTCTATTTCAGCATAGCAAGGGACTTTATCAACGACGCAGACGCATCACCGTTCAAGATAGAGAAGTATTTCTCTGCGTAACACATGAATGACATTTGCCCTCGGCGGTTATTCGCCGGGGGTACTTTTATAGGAGGAAAACTAAATGGCAGAAAACACCAACTATGATGAGCTGCTTAAAAAGCTCGGCCTAACCGATGAAGCAGCTATAAAAAAGTGGCAGAAGGAATACGGTCTTGACCAGACCGGCACATGGGGCGCAGCTGAACAGGCGGCATATGACACCTACGGAGCCCTGCCCTATAAGACCGAACAGGCCATAAAGGACTACCAGCTATCCCGTGGCATAGAGGATACAGGCGCATGGGACGACGCTACTAAGCTTGCCTATCGCGGCGACCTTGCGGCCCAGGGCAGCGTGAATGATTGGTCCGACCTTGCGAACATGGTGCTGTCCGGGTACAACCTCCCCACCACGGACAAGGACGAAATCAAATCCTACGTTGAATCCTACCTTCGCACCGCATACGACCAGTCCATAGAAAACAGGCGCAAGCAGACCGAAGCAGACAGAGCCATGATAGACCTCGACGCCTATTCTCGCGGCATGGGCGGCAGTACATGGGTGACTGACGCGAAGCAGCGCTTACAGGACGCAGAGGCCGACGACATAGCAAAGATGGAGGCGAACTATCAGGCCGGGCTTAATGAGGCTGTCCTGAACCAGTACAATCAGGCTGTCGCACAGGGGCTTGCGGCGCAGAACAACGCCTACGACCTCGCCAAAGACCTGTATTCGCTGGGCCAGAACGCAAAAGCCGGCGTAGGCAGTGTGCCAAGTTCCGGCGGCAGTGGTGGCGGTGGCGGCGGTTATTCCTACAGCAGAGGCAAGAAGAAATCTTCCGGCAGCGGTGGTGGTAGCGGTTCTTCTGGTAACAGCGGTTCATACATCTACGACAGCACCAACGTCAAGAACCGAAACGGCAGTCTGAACTTTGCGAATAAGGACAACCGTGATGCGTATTATGCAAGCAACGGCTATACCCCTTATTACGCCAAGGAGGGAACGCCGAAGAAAACCGCGAGTAGCAATAAGAAGACAAATACTACCAAGAGCACCGATACGAGCAAGAGCAACCGACGCATGTCCGGCCAGACTATGTAAAGAAGGTATAACATGGGTAAATATGATTCGCAACTCAAGAATTACTACGAAAAGCAGACCTCTGGTAAGGCCGACCTTGGCCTTTATCAGAAGCAGAATAAGGATGGTTCCGTTTCTGCTTCCAAAGAGGTGCAGGACCGTGCGGCTGCCAACCGTCATATATACGCGGAGATAGCCCCTACCCTTGCCAACTCCACTAACAAGGCCGGATATGCTTCATGGATGAAGCCCAACAACGATGTATACTTCGGCTCTCAAACATTTGACGGAGATGCTTTTAATGCGGCACGTTCGGACTTCATGGATAACTTCATGCTGAACACCAAGACCGCAAATAAGAATGCCAATCACCCGAAGTACGGGTACGACTGGAACGATCCAGAAGATGTGCAGCGGTATGAGCAGGGAAAGATATCCAAAAAATATGAGGGAACATACACCGACGATCCCTTTGACCAGTTCCTCAAGGCATACGGACAGGCTTCTTCGGGATACTTTACAAAAACATATTATCCCAAGGCATACAGCAAGGTAATTGCCGATCGCGCCGAGCAGCAGAAGGCGAAAAATTTTAAGAACGCTGTAATTCAGGAAGTTTGGAGTACTGCCAGTGACTGCATGAACATCACGGATGAAGAAATGGTATCGGCATACCAGCGGGTATTATTGAACAATCCAGAGTATAAAGATATCGGAATCTACAATCCGAAGGATAAAGACACTGACTACAGCGATTACTCCTCCCCTATACTGGCAGAGCAGGCGGCCAAAGAAAAGGACGAGAAAAACCGCGTCGGGAAACTGAGTATAGATGAGATATGGGGCGATTTAGAGAAAATACAGAAGCGGCAACAGATACTTTGGGACAGGCAGGACGAACAGACAAAGGCAGAGGCTGAAGCTAAATCCAATCAGTCGCAGTCCATTATAAATGCCGCCATATCCAAAAGCGGCTTTTCCGTCGACATAGACAAGCGCGTCGGCCTTGCGCGGGATAGTAAGCTCAACGAGTACAATAACAATAAGCAAAAAAAGCAGGCGGCCTCTGACAGCGCGATAGCAGCCATGCGTGAGGCCGGGTATTCCAATCAGGATATTCAAAAAGCCATACGGCAGGATGGCAGACTTTCCTATTCTGAAAGCACCGAAGGCAAGGCCAACGAAGCAGAACGCATAGCAAGACGTGACAGCTCTGATGCCACAAGCGCAAAGATACTGAACGGCATGGACAGTTTCACGCAGGGCGCAGTAGATAAAGCTAAAAAGCTTGGCAACATGGGAACATCATCACAGCAGGGCTTTTCGCCTATTTCCATGATGGAAGATTACGGCTTGTCCGAACAGGAAACGCGGGCGGTAAACAGCTACATTGACACCGCTACCGCCGTGCTTGAAGCGCAGGGATACGAACCGCTTGAAATTGACAATGCGTTACGCCGGGCGGACTTGGGCGAGTACATACCCAAGGAACGCGCCCGCGTAAACTACTCGACGTATACTCTGAAAGAATGCGGCCTCACTGACGAGCAGATTCAGCAGGTGCTTGCGACATACACCGAAGAGGACTGGAAAAACACCGACAAGGATATGCTGGCAAGCGACTACGTTGAAAACAGTATGGCGGATCAGCTTGCAAATTCCATAATCTCCATGCCCATACGTGCGGCGCTGTCTATCGCCTGCGGTGCGGTGGGCGTGTTGGATATGGGTGCGGCTACCATTTCAGGGCGCGCAAAGCTTTGGAAATTCACTGACGAGCTTCAGGATATGTCGGCATGGTGGACGCAGTTTTCCCACGACAGGAACCACAAGGTAATATCTACCGCCGCCGACGTTGGTGCTGAAATAATGCGTATGCGTGCAACCGCACTCATAGGCTCTGCACTTACCCCCGCCGCAACGACCACATCCGGCAGCGCGGCGGGCACTGACTTTCTTTTCAACTTCATGCAAAAGAACGCAAGCCACCTTCCGTTCATATCCGGTGCAATAGGAAACTACTACCTTGAGGCTGTAAACGGCGGTGCTGCGCCCCGAATGGCGGCCTTGTACGCTATCCCCGCCGGCGCGCTGGAGGGCTACCTTGAATCCCTTGAAATGGGCGAGGTATTGCAGCATTCTTTCGGCATGAACATTGTAGGCAAGAAGATCGCGGCAAGCGGGCTTTCCGCCAACTTCAAGCAGTTTGCAATAACAAAGGGTATGCCATTTATCAACTTCGCATTGGGCACTATCGGTGAAGGTTTGGAAGAAGCCGCGTCCTATTACGGTTCGTCAATCGCGAGAATGGCTACATGGGATAAGGGATATGAAATGGACTTCTCCGAAATGTGGGACAATGCTAAAGGCGGTTTGCTCATAGGCGGCATAATGAACGGCCTTTCTATGGGGGCGCATACGCAATCCTACAAATACGCATCGGAGATATACAAGGGCACTGGCGGCAACTATGCGGCTTACCTCGATAGTTTCATGTCTGCTATGCACATGGAGAATATGAACGATGTGCAGCGGCAAGCTCTCATTGACAAGTATAACAGCGGCGAGATCAACGTTTCCCGCGACGCTGCCATTAACGCAGGAGTTGAGATACAGACAAATGCCGAAGTAGTATCTGCTAAGAAACAGGCCGTTGAATCCGCAGAAAACGATGCTGCCGTTAAGGTGGAGAACGCCAACACTAAAGTCACTCAGGCCGAACAGCGGCTTGCCGGTATTGACGATCCCGACCCAGTAAAGAAGGGCAAAAAGATTGCACAGGCATCTCGGGAGCTGACTGCGGCAAAGGCAGCAGCGAGCCAAACGGCGAGTGAGGGGCAGAAGAAGGTAGACACTGCGACGGCGGACTACAAGTCCGAAGCGGCAAAGGCCAAGCGCAAGAATGCCGCCAATCAGCAGCTGGTTGACGAGTATCACGCATCGAAGTATTGTAGCGATATAGAACGTGACACCGTCAACGCCCCCGTAGGCGGTTCAGCCGCCGACCCTACCGCTAATACCAATGCGGACGCAAACACGGCTCAGAACGGTATTGATAGCATTAAAAGCAATGAAGCGCGCACCCATGCAGTTCGCACCGCTGCCGATCTGATTTTGAGCGAAACAGACGATTTGAGAATCACAGAAAAAGAGAGCCGCGCTCGATACAAAGAGCTCAAGAAATTTCTTCGTGAAAAGGGGATCGCCCTGTCAGAACGGCAAAAGAACGAATTGAAAGCTATTGGCATCTCTATGACTGAACTGCGAAAAAAGTTTGCTGGGCAAATTTCTTTCCGCAATGGTGGAGTTTCCACTTATGATCTTGCCGGTGATTTTGCGAAAGACTTTCCTGAAATATTCGGCGTCCAGAGTATGTACGGAGATGGCACTCCAGAAGCATGGGACGGCGTCGGCGCCATAGATGCTATCAATGGTCTGAAAGAAACGTTATTCAGGAATTCTGATCGCTCCGGTGCAGTGGAACAGATAAGCAGCGAAACAGGCCTTTCCTATGGAAAAGTGATAAAAGCTATTCAAGATATATATGACGGCAAAAACACAAAAGGCGCTAAAGCCGTTGAGCCTATTCTTGAAAAGATAGCGCTGTCAGGTTATAGTGATGGTAAAGCAGGCGGCTTCAATGCGCTTATAGAACTGGGCGATTCCGGTCTATACAGCGCTACTGCTGAGCTTAATAAATATAGTAACTACGGAGGTGGCTTTAATGACGGAACAGGAAGAACCATTGACGGAGCAGGAGCTGAAGGATATCGAGGAAGTGGACAGTTGGCTTCAAGCGGTGAACGAGGAAACGGACCGGATGATGGCGGAGCACCCGGATCCGGACGAATACGACGATTGGATGATGAAGGATCCGGACGACGACAGAACCTACTTGGAGAGAATGTGGGACGATCTGATGTGGGAAGCAGCTATGAGAGAACACAGGCCGAGATGGGAGAAGATGCGCGAGCTTGGCTTGTTGCCCACCCGGAAGTAGCAAAAACACTTGGAGCTGCTGACACGGATGCAGGTATAAGCCACGCAGCGGATATCCTCTCAGAGACCATACGCTACGAGCGCGGTATTCGTAATGGGCTTTCCCCGGAAGAGGCTCTTTCTGGGAATAAATATATCACCAACAAAAAATATGCGGACGGCATGAGCAACTATGTCCTTAACTGCATAGGGAAAGCATATCCCAATAGTGCTATTGATGGAGAACTTGGTGATGTTCTTGCGTCGTATGATAATCTTATAAACGGCACCTCCCCCGCCCTCAAAGACCTTGGTGCAAATACGCCTACGCCCGCCGAATTGAAACAGTCGAAGGTGTACACCAACACTTATGACAAGTGGCTTACCGATGCGGAAAAGGCGGCTGACAGCGCAGAAAATTCCTTGTATGCCGTATCTAAGGAATCTGACAGCATCGCCATGGCGAAAGAAAGAGTCCGCGGCTCCATAGACAGAACCGGCGGCATAGACGAGGCTATTCATGAACTTGACCATGGCTCATGGGACGCGCCTGACGTTGATACCGCTATGCTTATAGGCGAGGTGCTACGGGCGGAGGCGGCTGAAACGGGAAACTATACGAAGCTTAATGAATGGAAGCAGGAAATCCAGCGGCACATGACAGAAAGCGGTCAGGCCATACAGGCCCTTGCCAAGTGGACGCGGGATAGTGCTGTCGGTGCGGAAACTGCCCTTGATAAGGCTGTGGCTGACATCAACAAGAAGTACAAGAATCGGATAGACAGCGGCAAGATGTCCGCTATCGAGGTTAACCCGGAGTTGCTGGCAGAACTCAACGGTACTCAGACCCGAGCAGAACGCGATGCCGTCATGAATAAGATTGCTGTTGACATAGGTTCTAAGATGCCGGCTGGTATATTGGATAAAATCAGGGCGTGGCGCTATCTTTCCATGCTGGGCAATCCACGAACAGTTCTCCGCAATCTCATAGGCAATGAGATAATGTCCGATGTTCTTTGGACTTCTAAAGATGCTGTTGGCGCAAGGCTTGAAAAAGTAATGGGTGTTGACCAGTCTCAGAGAACAAAAGCGTTAGCTTTCAGCGACGAGTATAAAGCGAACAAGGCGTATGCCGCAACTACCCTTGACGATGCCCGCGCTGTCCTTGAAGATAGTTCAAGGTACGACACAAAGAGCGGCATTGAACGGGCGATAGATGAGAATCGGCAGATATTCAAATTTAAGCCTGTTGAGAAGTGGCGTGAGGCTACCGATTGGGCATTAAGTAAGGGCGACACCGTATTTCTTGAAAAGCAGTACAAGCGTTCCTTTGCACAGATTATGACAGCACGAGGCTACACCCCTGACACCATGACGGCAAAGCAGCGCTCAGAGTGCATGAGCTACGCCATCAACGAAGCGAAGCGTTCAACCTTCCACGATGCAAATTCTCTTGCTGACGCTATGACGAAGATAGAGAATAAGAACCTTGCCACAAAGATACTTGTAGGCGGCACTGTACCGTTTAAGAAGACCCCCTTAAACGTCCTTGCCCGTGGGGTTGAGTTTTCACCCATCGGCTTGATACAAGGCACCGGACAGATGCTCACCGATGTTAAGGCAGGAAAGATGGACGCTTCGACAGCCATTGATAAAATGTCCTCTGGCCTTGTAGGTTCTTCCCTTATGGCATTGGGCTACTTCCTTGCGAAGTCTGGCGTAATAAGCGGTGGCGATAATGACGAAGATAAGTACTACCAAAGCGATCTTGGCAAACAGGAATATGCTCTTAATTTACCCGGCAGCAGCTCCATGACCATTGACTGGGCGGCTCCCGCGTCAATCCCCCTGTTTATGGGTGTTGCCCTGCAAGAGTTGATAGATGGCAGCGGCAGCAGCGACGAAGCACAGACCGTTGGCGACCACATTGATGCTTTCCTTGGCACTCTCTCATCAATTACAGACCCGCTTGTGGAAATGAGTATGTTGCAGGGCTTACAGGATACGCTTGAAGCCGTGGCCAATGCGAGGAGCGACGGCAACAGCCTCATAGGCGCGGCTCTTGTCACCGCAGGCAGGGGCTATGCAAGCCAGTTTGTTCCTACCATTGGCGGTCAGATTGCGAGGACGATAGACCCGGTGCGCCGCGATACCGTAGGCGACCCCACTTCCGAGCTCGGTAAGGATTTGGATAAAGTAACAAATAAAATGCAGGCGAAGATACCCGGCCTTGCCAGTGACTTGCAGCCCTATATTAACGTGTGGGGCGAACAGGAGATAAACGAGCATAGCTGGCCAGTCCGGCTTCTGGAGCAGGCTATACTGCCAGGCTATCTTGACGGGGTAGATATGACCCCCGTTGACGTGGAGCTGACCCGCCTGTATTCCGTCACGCAGGACCCCTCTGTCGTTCCGTCGAACTATCCATATCGCACTCTGAAGAGCGGAGATGAGCGATACGTCCTTACCGCAGACGAGTACACCGAATTCAAGATCGAAAACGGCAGGGCCATGTATGCGGCCGCAGAGGACGCTATCAACAGCTCGCAGTATTCCCGCATGAGCGATGATGAAAAAGCGTCCTACGTTGCTAAAGCAATTAAGGACGCGCAAGATGACATACTGAAAAGGTACAAGAAAAAGTACCTCGGCAAATAACACGATAGCCCCCTTACCGGGGGCTATTTTTTATTGCCTTGTTATACGCCTTGATTTCCAGCGCTTCTTCTATCACGTCAGAGATTATTCGGCGGCGGTATGAGTAGTACGTTTGCACACGCTCAATGTTCAGTGCTGCCATGACCTCATCTCTCACAACTCCGGCACGCGCTTTGCTCACCGGACGGCCAGTCAGGCCGAAACCAAACTCCATGAAATAGGCCAGGCCTTTGTCCTCGTGCGTATATGCGCACCAGACGTTCTCAATAGCTTTGATCCACAGATCATCTTCCTCATTTATGGCTTTTGCCCTTGCCGTTGCCAGCCTTATGCCGCCAGATTCCGTTTTGCTGGTGCTAACACTGTGCTTGACCGGGGTGTTATCCCCGCTGCCGTATGCGGCGTATACTGCATCGTCCACAATCTCTTGCCTTGTCTTAGCTTCACGCGCCTTGACTTTTTGGTAGTTATACAGATACCATTCCGCCCTTTTGTGCATTTTGCCCATTTGAATCGCCTCCCAGCTTTTCACGTGTAGCTGCCGCTACAAAGTCGGTTCGGCTCAAATAAAGGCCCTCGGTTATCAATCCGTCAATCCGTTCCGCCAACGCTATTGGTATCTTCACCATAGCAGAAGTCGGTTTGCGTTTCTTTTCTGCCGCGTCTATGCCGAAACATAAACGCAGTATATCAGGCGGGTATATCTTTTCGGCGGGCACATCGTAGTATGTCATAGCCTTGACCAGTTCGCACTTATTCAGCACCGCCCGTCCGCTCTCCATCATGCTGTACACGCCCTGGCTCATGTCAAGCGCAGCCGCCGCTTCTGCTTGCGTCCTATTCCCCCGGAGCTTCTTCAGGTTGTTTTTTATCATTAGTTTCCTCCTTCGGCGTTTCTGGCAATGGCATCCACGCAATAACAGGATTACCTTTAAACCATAGTCCTTCAAACTTTTCTATGGGATATACAAGCCCCAGTATGTCGATGTCACTGCTGCCGGCATCGTAGTAATACCACCATTCCGGCAATAATTGTCTCATGCGTATCTCGCCGCGAAAAATCTGTCCATCTTGCAGCAGGATAATCACCGGTTCCTTTTCTTCTGGTGGTCTGTCCCTTACTTTAATCCAGTTCATTAGTTTCCTCCTTATCCATTTTCGCCCCGCAGTTGGGGCAGAATTCCTGTTCTGTAACGGCATGAATTCCGTAATAATCACTACAATTTGCATCCACACCATGACATACAGAACACTCGTATTCTCCATATCTTTTGTTTATACAAATCCACCGTCCATGCACCACAGGCGCAACATCGGCGGCAGGAAATTTCATTAACTCTTTTGCCACTACTTGCGCTCCTTTGAGAAACGCTATTGATTCGGGCGTATTGTCTTTTTGTTTTCTCAATGTGGATAGCGTCTTACAAAGTGCTTCTACAAAAGCATCAACGTTTACATATTTACTCATTGTTTCTCCTTTCTCGGTCGGTTTGCGTTTCTTTTCTGCCGCGTCTATGCCGAAACATAAACGCAGTATATCAGGCGGGTATATCTTTTCGGCGGGCACATCGTAGTATGTCATAGCCTTGACCAGTTCGCACTTATTCAGCACCGCCCGTCCGCTCTCCATCATGCTGTACACGCCCTGGCTCATGTCAAGCGCAGCCGCCGCTTCTGCTTGCGTCCTATTCCCCCGGAGCTTCTTCAGGTTGTTTTTTATCATCGGCTTCCTCCTTATCCATTTTCGCCCCGCAGTTGGGGCAGTAGTTTTCTCCAGTAGGATTGAGCCCTACCGAATAACCGCATACAGAGCAAGTCCATTCATGGAATGTCCGTCCCCAATCATCGTTTTCTATTTCTGAGTGTATCCACTTCCCATACCGCACCGGCTCCACGTCTGTGCGGGGTTCTGTGATCTCGAATTCCTCTGCAAGCCAATTAAACACATTATCAAGGCAGTATGAGCCAAACCCAATGTGGCATTCTCCGTCCGCTGGGTTAAAGTACCAGATGTTGTAACACGGCTTTTCAGGTATTCCTTCCACGACAATTCTGGCGAATGGTGTTTTTATCTTGTGTTTGCACTCATCCGCACTCGCTGCCTCCCGGCTGATGTAGTTACTCATTTTATTCCTCCGGTTCACTTGTACTATCGCAAATATTCAGAATCTGTTGGAGCAATTCAATCTGCCCGTTTCTGTGACCATAGCGATACCCGGTTGTATACGTTTCGGCCGTGTCTCCACTGTTCTTGTCTTTTTCAGCGACGAGCGCCTGATACTTAGCCCTCAAATCTTCAAGTTCCACAGCCGGAGCAACATCGGCGGCAGGGATACTGTCAAGGAGGTCTATGCAGTCCCTAAAACAGTCTGCCGCCTCATTGTCCCCGTCTAATACGCAATCTGTGATCCATATTCTAAGCCGTGCCTTAGCATCGTCTCGCTCTATATATTCTTTAGACATTGTTTTCTCCCATCATATAAGCTCCGCAGTTGGGGCAATAATAAAGCAAATTTTCTTGTGGTGTTCCGTCAATACTCATAAGCACTTTACAACCAGTACATTGCCATTTAGAGCCGTGCTTTTCCCACCGTTCATGCCGTACTTCTATAACATCGGCAGCAGGTGCAGTTACCATCAATTCCCTCGCTCTGCCCGGTGGGCCAACATGCTCTGCATCATATCGGGCAAGCAATGCCCCACGCTCTATGAACTCTTTAGTCATTGTCAGTCTCCTCCGCTGGCTGCTGAAGCCAGTCAGCGATTGTCTGATAGCAACCCTTTCTACCAATTTCAGTGATCCACACACCATTATTTGAAAAGTCAGTTAAAAGATGTGCCAGTTCCTCGTCGCTCATCGCCCGAATGCAGTCGGCGTTAGTCTTCGCCTTGTATGGCTTTGGGTAATCCAAATAAGGTGGGTAGTTTTTTGCTTCGTCCATAATCATTCTCCTTTTTTGCCACTCTGTAAATAGTCCTCATTACCGCCTTTCAACATCAGTTCTGCCAAGTCACACGCCGCCAGATATGTCTTCTCGTGGATTGTTCCGGCGTGTACTTTTTTAACCCGCTCCTTAAATGCCGCCATATCCGAAAACCAACACCCGGCGCGGACAAACATATTGCCGTTATCGTCTATGTAAAAATAGGCTTTTCGGTTTTCGCTGCCTATCCTATCCACAGCGACATAGCGGCCATTTTTCACTGCGCCGTTTTCGTAGCTGCACCCCTCGCCAAAGCTGCACCCCTTGCCAAAGCCGCACCTCTCGCCAAAGCTGCACCTCTCGCCAAAGCTGCACCTCTCGCCAAAGCTGCACCCCTTGCCAAAGCTGCACCCCT